TTATAACTGTTTGACTCTTATAGAGAAGATATGTGAAGATCAAGGATACCATATTCAAGGTATCGAAGAGATGGCTCAGTATCATTTCAAACATAACTGGGGCTCTTCAGTATCTTACGAAGATATAGATAGATTTATTACGCTTAATCAAGCAAAATTAGTAAATCTTTCAGATATACAAGAATTTGATATTATTCTTTTTAAATTGCGAGATATTAGACCACAACATTTCGGTGTTTATATTGGATTAAATAGATTTATTCATCATAGAAAATACATAAAAATTGATGAACTTAATCAAGAATATAGAGATAAGATAAAGTATATAATTAGATGGAAAGATATTTAAAATACGAAGGATTTCCCTATAAACATTTAGGAGATAATCCAGATACAGGTATAGATTGTTTTAATCTCGTTCGATGGGTATATAAACACGAATTATGTATAGAGATATCTCTATCTACTGCAGATTTTTGTAGTAATCCAGAAGAAAAATGGTATATAGAAACTAATAACCATTTGTTTGGTAAGCCTAGTGCTGAGAGAGCTGGGTTTAGGTCTGTTAAAACTCCGAAAGAATACGATATGATTATTATGTCTATTGGAACTACCAATATTGCTAATCACTGCGCTCTCTATCTTGGTAAAGATAAAATTCTACAAACTATGATAGGTAATAACAGTTGGATAGCTCCTTACGGTAGATATTATAAACAATATACGGTGGATATTTATAGATGGCATCAGTTTTAGAAAAATTAAAAGATCAAATGACTACTCATTTTATTAATGAGTATCCTAGGGAGGCATGCGGTATAATAACTACTGACTGGGAGTATGTGCCTTGTAAAAATATCAGCGGATCTCCAAAAACTAATTTTATCTTAGATCCTGTTAGTTTATTACAATATGAAGATACTACGTGGGGTATAGTTCACTCTCATCCAGGAAGTGATAATCCTATACCTAGCGAAGAAGATATGGCTAGTACGGTTTTCGACTGCTACAAGTTTATAGTAGGGTTCAATAACCGTTTCTATATTTATTGGTATGATAAAAAACTAAAATCTCTTATGTATGAAGAGTTAGAAGAGCGACATCTTGTCTAGTGTAACTGTATCTTTTCATAAAAGTCTATTACCTTATACCAACGGCGTCAAACAAGTAGAGATGACAGCCGACGCTATTTATTTTTTATTTTTAAACTCTTTAAATCTATTCCCAGAGCTGGAACGTTTAGTAAAACACGTTAAATTCAGCTCTTTAGAAGAGATAGCTATAGTTCATAATAATCGCTATCTATCTAATGAAGAATTTTTATTTTTAGCTAAAGAAGGTGAGATTTATTATTTAGTTCCTGTTTTTAAAGGAAGTGGAGTAGATCCTCTATCTGCTTTTGCAGTAAGTTTTGTATTATCTACCACAGTCTCTTTATTACAAGGTGCTAGTTTAGGACAAGCGCTCGTTAGAGGTTTGATTAGTGGAGCTTTTGCAGCGGTGGGGGCTTACGGATTTCAACAGTTTGCTACTCCTGTATTAGGAGAAACTATATTAGGTCCTGCTGGACTAGGAACTACAGCTTTTCAAGGAACAGTAGGTTCTTACGTAGCAGCAGGAATAGCTAGTGCAGTTGGAAATATAGTTTCAAATACTCTAGTCCCTATTAAACCTAAAATTAAAAGTATGGATTCTGCTGATTCTGGGGATAGACGTAATAATGATGCTTTTGATAGTCAGATAAATACTATACATCCCAATCAATCTATATCTCTCAACTATGGTATGTTAAGAGTCGCTGGACAGATTATTAGCGCGGATGTAAATAGTATTAGTCATGAAAAAACTGATGTAATTAGTGTGGCAGCTTATGTATAATATTCGCTTTCATAAGTCCTTATTACAACCAGAAGATATAGCTCAAGTAGCTATAAATATTAAAAAAGTATCTGATCTTACTTCTTATATACAAAATTTTTATCCTGCCATAGATAAAACAAAAACACTTCTTCTTACCCAAGATTTCAAACCCTTTCCAGATAGTTGGTTAATGCAGGATGAAATACCAGAAACTCAAACAGGTTGTTTCGTAGTTCCTTTAGTTTGTGGAAATAGTGAACTCCTTGGGTCAATAACAAGCGCTACTTTTGCTCAAGCTTTTACTAGAGCAATAGTAGGAACAGTTATTAGCTTTGCTCTAGGCGCAGTTATACAAGCTATTATGCCTAAGCCAAAAAGATCTGATACAGGTATAACAGATCAGGATAGAAGAAATAATGATGCTTTCGATGGTATAATAAATACAGTTGACAGCAGTAATTCTATACCTTTAAACTATGGTATGTTGAGAGTTGGCGGCCAGATTATTAGTGCGGATGTAAATACTATTAATCACGAAAAAGGTGATGTAATTAATGTATCAAGCTATGTATAAATCTTACTATATTATAAACGGTAGATATGTGCCCTTTATCTCTGGAGGTAAAGGAGGATGCTTCGCGGCAGGAACCCTTATAGATATTCCTGGCGGTAATAAACCTATTGAAGAAATACGAGTAAATGATATAGTAATTAGCTTTGATCATTATGGTAAACTATCAGAGAATAAAGTCATTCAAATATTCGAGCACGATGAAGATGAGCTAGTAGATATTTCTTTTTGGAATGGTAGTTTTAAAATAACACCTAATCACTGGGTTTTAAATGAGAATATGGCTTTTACAGCTATAGGTAATTTACAAATAGATGATGTCTTAGTTGATAGATTAGGATATTATAGACCTATTATTGGTATTAAAAATATAGGTAAAAGTAAAGTATATAATTTTACTGTAGAAAATGATCATACCTATATAGCCAACGGCATTCGCGTGCATAATAAGGGTGGAGGAAAGGGAGCTTCTCCAGCTCCTGCTGTGGAGGCGCCTAATTCTCTATTTTCTACTGATATTTTCTTCGGCACTTTAGCTTTAGGAGAGGGACCAGTATATCGTATTAATCCTAATGGACCTCAAGATATAGAATTTAACGAATCTACTATAGACGACTTAATAAAAATAGATGGTGATGGAACTGTAAATACTGAACTATTCTATACGGCACAGTCAACAGGGACAGTTACGGGTAAAGGATTGCCAGCTAGTTTAGGTAGATTTGCTGGTAAAACTGTAACACCTCAAGGACTAAACTCCCCAGTAAGTCTTAAAAAGGGTAATTTAGAGAGTATACCTAAAGTAGTTATTACACAAAACACAAGTCAAAGCGCCTGGGATAGCTTAGAATTTAATTTCTTAATCTCTGGGCTACAAAGTATGGATAACAACGGTAATGTCAGTGGTTACTCTGTAGGTGTTAAAATAACTATTTATGACTATACAGGAGCTAATATACTTAAAGACGAAAACGGGGATGATTTAATAATAGAAAAAACTATATCAGGAAAAACTAATACTAATTTTAAATTTCAAATCTCAGCTATTATACCTGATAATGTCAAGAGTGGAAACGGATATCAGTTTAAAATTGAAAAAATTACTGATGATTCAGATAGCTCTAAAATACAAGATACTATACAGTTTGTTGGATGGGATGAGATAAAAAACTCTAAACAAGTCTATCCTAGAACAGCACTGCTAGGATTTGCTTTAAAATCTACTGCTGAATATTCAGGCTCTATTCCTACTGTTACTTCGCTTGTAAAAGGCCTTATAATAAAGGTTCCTAGTAATTATAATCAACCTGTATTAGCTACAGGAGAAATTGATTGGAGAGAGTTAGAAACTCCTACTTCTGGCGCTCTTTCTTACACTACTTGTGGATATAGCTTAGAAAATCCAGGATCTTCTACTCAGCTTACAGAAGCTAATCCCATAATTTATAAAGGATCCTGGGATGGTACTTTCGTCTATAAATGGACTCAGAATCCTATATGGGTTCTATATGATTTATTAACTAACCAGTCTTACGGATTAGGAATACCAGAAGGTAACATAGATAAGTTTAAATTCTACAAGATAGCTCAATATTGTGATGCAGTTGACCCTAAGACAGGTAGATTTACAGGAGTCACTGGATATGCAGACGGCACCTTTAGAAGTAAACCTAGAGGTAAATTTACCACAGTAAGAGAAAATCAAATTGGAGTTAGTTTAGGGACTCAGATCATAGAGCGCAGATTTACTTGTAATATATCTCTTAACAGCCAAAAACAAGTTATGGATATTATTAATCAGATTACTGCTATATTTAGAGGTATCCTGTTCTACTCTGGCGGAAAGATCTCATTAAATGTAGATCTTCCTGATGAAATACCCGTAGCTGTATATAATGAGACAAATATCTTAAAAAACTCTTTACTAATTAGTGGTATCAGAGAGTCAGAAATTTTAACAGGCGTAGAGGTATCTTATCTTGAGCCTAGAAACCATTCTCGTAGAGAGTTAGTAAGAATAGACGACCCTACCGCTATATCTGAGCTTAATTCTATAGAAAATGTAAAATCTATAGATTTACCTGGTTGTGATAGACGAAGTCAGGCAATGAGGTTTGGGCAGTATTTATTAGCATCTAGCAAATATGTCAGAAGAAAGGCTACTTTTAAAACGCCTGCTGAAGGTATGACCTCTACCATTGGAGATGTTATAGCAGTATCTCAAAGAATAGGAGGTATAGCTTGGGGTTACGGAGGAAGAGTATTTGCTAACGCTACTACAGCTACTGGAAATGTAATACTAGAACACTTTACTAGTCCCGCTATTACAGGTTCTGTCATAACTGGGAACACTAAACCCATAGCTTTGAGAGTAATTAATAGAGAGACAGAGAGAGTAGAGTTGTATATATGTAATAATACTTATAGTTCTGTATCTAGTTCTAATGTTAATGCAGGCATAGACCTTATTGAACTTACAGTTCAAAAAGTATACAAACCACAAACTAGAACATTTGCTTCTTTTAGTACTTTTACTTCTAATAATGTTCCCGTAAAAGGTGATATATGGTCTTTAGGAGAGGTAGATCCTTCTAATTACTATACCAACACTAATGATAAACTATTTAAGATAGTAAACGTAGAAAGAGATACTGATGAGTTAGTTACTATAACTGCTACAGAATATGTATCTAACGTATATACAGATTCTGATAGCATTATTAGTTACGTTCCTGTTAAATATACCGATACAGCTAATCCTCTAATACCACCTCCTGCACCTATATTAAAAGTAATACCTAGACCTATAAAGAATTTAGATGGATCAGTACAGTATGACTTAGAGATTTATGCATCTACTGATACTACCGGATACCCAATTTCTATTGCTACAGAAATGGAATTAGCTAAACCCTCTGAAATAGTGCTGGCACAAGGCATATCGTAATGGCATATAAAACAATAACCGTAGAAAATACTTCTAATATATCTAATGGTATCGGAGTAGCTCTGGTAGGCAAAAATGGATTTAATACCCTTCTAGGATCTATACCTCTGTTATGCACATCAGTAAATAGAGTAGATGTTACTGGAGATAGAACTATAAAAAATGGTAACTTAGAATTTACTGTTACTGGATTAGCTAGTGCAATAGACTTAAACTTTAATAAAAATGTATTATTAGTTAATGATGACCCTGCTGTTTTTGGTAACCTAAAGGGTATTGATTATGTAGGAATACCTATTAATGAGAAAACAGATACGGGTGCAGATATAGGACATGTAGGATATAATCCTATTGTAACGCAGATTAGTATGCCTATAGAGAGTTTTAACTTAAGTAATAATACTTTAAAGGTTAATAATAGTGTAAGCGCTAACCACCCAGAGACTTTCTTATTAGATAGTTTACCTGAGCCTCCTTTCTACCTAAAAATAAGTCAACTTTTAGATCAGACTAAATTTAATAATAATAGCGTGTATCTAGAAGGATATTCACATATATTTACAAAGACTTTTAATATTGAGGCTATAGCTGTTGCAGGATCTTCTACTGTTAATATAAACATAGTACCAAGATATAAGACTGCAATTTCAGTATATATTGATAACCAAGAACAAGCTCAAGGTGTTTTTACTTGGGATAGTAAATCTAATATTACTGTCCAGACTGGAACTGGAAAAGTTCTTACCGTAAGAACAAACCACTATACTGTCCCTATCATAGAACCGGGAGATAATATTTCTTTATTTTCTGGTAATATCTATGCTGTTTCTGAGACTAGTTACAATCCTTCAAGCCCTAGTTATAACTCCTATTTAACTACTAATTGTATTTACAGAGTTAAATTTGCTACATCGCTTACTGCTAATATATCTGGAGTTACGGGCGTAAATATATCTAATGATATTCAAGGCACTGTAGGAAATTTGAATGCTACAGCTAATACATTCACTTTGGACTATGACAACACAATATATCCAGGAGTTTACGAATTAGGATCTTATAAAGTATATAACGTAAGTTTAAGTAAAACTTTTGAATCCTTAGACATAAGTAAAGAAGGAAAGATAAAAAACATAGCCCCAGGAAGTTATGTTGTAAGAGCTAGAAATAAGAATAGTTTTAATAGAAAAAGCGCATATTCTACTAAACAGGTAAATATTGATACTTTACCGATAGGAAAAGTAACAGATTTACAAATATCTGAATCTCTTTACAGAGATAAACAAGTTGGTATTGCTGTTAGAGCTACTATAAATTTTACTCCTATAGTTAATCAATCTGTTACAGACTATGAAATATCTTATAAAATAGAAGATAATAGTTCTGGAGCTGATCTGCTTACTTATACTACTGTAAAAGTGTCTGCTAGCGGTATAGCAGAAGACGGAAAATTATATTTTAAGATTGATAATATAGAAAGAGGTGCCTCTGCTGGTAATTATCGTTTTTATGCTAGAGTTACACCTCTTAATAATGATATCAGAGGTATTACTACAGAAACCTCAGCAGATATAGTGGGTAAAACTGCTAAACCAGACGGAGTAACCCGTTTTTCAGCCAGTCAACTTGGAGATCAAATTTTATTCTCTTGGACAGTTCCTAGAGATCAAAACGGTGATCCTCTAGAAATAGACTTATATCAATTTGAGATAAAACAATTAACAGGAACTTATAGTTCTGTCACAGAATCTAACTGGGAATCCTCAACAAGTATAGGATCTGCTTTTGCTAACGTAAGTTTCTTAAATGCGCCTGTTAGAGAGTATGGTACTTTTACTTACTTATTAAGAACTAGAGATACAACAGGTAATCAGTGTGAAGCATCTGATATAGCTGTATACACTATAACTACTATACGACCAGCTAGTCTATTTACTTTTAGAGCGTTCAGCGAGGATAATCCAGGTGCAAATGATTATATATCTGGATCTACTAACAATAATTATTTTGAATATTATTATCCAAGTTTTGCTAATTCTGTTCATGGAGGAATAGCAGGAGCAGGTAGAAGTATAGTTGATAACTCTAATGGTACTTCTACAGGATTTACTGTTGGTGTAGGCGTTACAGATCTTAATGCGTCTGCTAATGCGGTATATTATACTCAAATAAGAGATTTAGGACAACTTATTACTGGCAGGTTAGTATCTAGTGTAAACGTTATTCAAAGTGTTACTTCAACATATAATGATTTTAAAGAAAATGTTCTCGTTGGGGTATCTGACGCCTTACAAAGTCCTGGATTTTTTCAAGATAGCGCTCTTACAACGTTTTTAAATATAGCAACGTATGATACAGATAATAAAACATTGACAAGCGGAGGTCCTAGTGGTAATGTTTATGCTATATGGAACTATGGACAGTTTGTTAATGATGTATCAAACGCTAATAGTTATGCCCTTATACTTAGTGTGACAAATTCTTCTTTAGGCATAATTCAATTTAGTAATACTTATTTTGCAAATGGAGTGTCTACAGGTAGCAATATATTAGCTAATTTAAGTGGAAGTGCTACTTCTTATGCATTAGTTAATTTAACACAGTATAATGACAGATTAACATCTACTTTTGAGGGGCCAAGTAATTCTATATCTTACAACGTAGACTTAAGATATTCAACTGCTAGTAATGTTTATTACTCTGGTAATAATCAAGTTAATACTAATGCTTTCGTAGGATTTGCAACCAACGATGGTTTGGTTCCTTTAACTGAATCTGATATTACTTTTAGACATTTCCAACTTAGAGTTTCTATAGTAAATTCCAAACCCGGACAAGTGTCTACTATATTGGATAAGCTTAGATATGCAGTTAACTTAACTAGAAAAGTATTTTCTACTAGTAATACGATAAATTCTAGTAATACTACTATAGATTACGGTGCTGCTGGATTTACTGTAGTCCCTACTCTAACAGTTAGTCAAACGTCTGGTACAAATCCAGTAGTACCAATTATTACTGGTAAAACTAATAATCAATGCGGCATATCTCTATACTATTCTAGCAATGGAGTATCTGTTACAGGTATTACCGTAGATATTAAAGCAGATGGAGCATAAGTAATGCCAAGTTCAAATACATTTTCAACACCTACATCGAGCACCTCTTTAGGAACTGCTAGAATTCAAATAAATGAAACTCTGTTTGCTTTATTACAAAATTTTTATAGTTCTGGCATACCTAACTCTACAAATATAACATACGAAGGAGGAGCTACCGCTCCTCCAAATGGTATGTTGTATGTAGATGCAACAACTGGAGCCCTTTATAAGGTAGATAGTAATTTCAATAAAAATTCTGTTTTAGGACAAAATCTTTCTAGATACGGTATAGGATATCGTATAGAAAAAGACTTAGTACATGCTGTTGCTAATATAGGAACTTATGAGATAGGTGAATTCTTTAGCACTACATATACGGGCGGACCTGCTGCTAATGCTAGAATGTATATGAAATATTCTAACAGTAGCCCTTTTATAGTAGATGTAGGAGTGCCGCCGACTGGTTCTGTAACTTCTACCATCGTGGCAGACTCTGCAATAACTGATGCAAAATTAGCAACAGGCGGTAACTTAAAATTTAACACCGATGGTAAACTAACTGTAGGTAGCACTACTCTTAGCAGTAACCATCAACTTACAGTATATGGTTCATATAATACTGCTTATGCGAACGCCTCTACACAGACTCTTACAGATGGGGCTACTATATCTTGGGATCTATTTTTAGGACAAGTAGCAACTGTAACTCTTGGAGGTAATAGAACTATTGCGGCTCCCGGTAATATGAGAGTAGGAACTTACATACTTCATGTTATACAAGACGGAGTAGGCGGTCGCACTCTAAACTGGAATAGTGTATTTAAATGGCCGGCAGGAGTCGCTCCTACTCTTACTACTACAGCTAGTAGAAGAGATATGTTTTCATTTGTATCTGATGGGACTAATATGTACGGAAGCATGTTGCCCGATGTTAGATAAGGAGAATCAATGGCATTAACTAAAATAACAAGTTCAGTAATTGGAAGTAATGTAATTGGTTCTTCTCAAATAGCTAATGCTGCTATTGAATCTAGACATCTAGCCGGGTCAAACATATTCTCTAATATAAGTGTTAATTCTGCTAATGTAGGCAGTTTCTATAGTTGGTTTGACTCAAACGCTAATGCTTATGGTTATACTGCCAATAGTAAATTTTCAATTACTAATTATTTTGTAAATGGTACTGGGCTGTTCAAATATGGAGTATATTCTACAATAGTTTTGACTAGACCAGAAAACGTATTTAGCATAGAATCAACTACTGGCGGACCTGGTTTATTAATTTCTAGTAATAGTATTAGTATCGGAAGAACTAATCAAACTATATTACCAACAGCTAATGCTTATCTATTAAGCGTTAGAGGTAGTTCTATAACAACAGGAGATGTTTTTATAACTGGTAACTTAGAGGTTTTAGGATTAACTGTTTCTCCTAACGCTGTGGCTAACGTAGCAACTGCTAATAATTGGTATTTTGCTAATGATTATAATACTTATCTACAAATTGCTGCTAATGACTATAATACTTATCTAGCTGCTCAAGCAAACGATGGAGTTACTTTAGCCACAGCACGTGGTAATGATCACTCTACTCTTCTATCCGCGCATGCTAATGACCTTGCAACGTGGAATAGCGCACAGGGTAATGATCATTCTACTCTTTTATCCGCGCGTGCTAATGACCTTGCAACGTGGAATAGTGCGCAAGGCAATGATCATTCTACTCTTTTATCCGCGCATGCTAATGACCTTGCAACGTGGAATAGTGCGCAAGGTAACGATCATTCTACTTTATTAACTGCAAGAAGTAATGATTATAATACTTACAATGCTATTATCAATGATTCTACAGTAAAATTTACAAGTAATAAAACTTTTGCTAGAGATTTAGTAATCGAAGGTAATTTATTTATACTAGGAGATAGCGTTACTGCAAATGTATCAAATATCTCTACCGAAGATAAAACTATAATTATAAATTGGAATAGCACAGATGCATTGGCTGAAGGCTCTGGTATTCAAGTAGCAGGAACTAGTAGCGCATTATTAGCTAATTTAATTTATGCTTCTGCATCTGTCTCTAAGTTTAGAGTTGGAGTAGGTACTTTAACATCAGCTGATGACATAGCTAGAACTATAGACTATCAAGCTAATGATTGGTCTACATATTCTACTTTAGCCGCTAATGATGGAGCTACCTTACTAACTGCGCGTAGTAATGATTGGAATACTTATTCTACATTAGCTGCAAATGATGGAGCTACTCTACTTTCTGCTCGTCAGAATGACCACGTAACGTATTTAGCTGCCTTAGCCAATGACGGAGCCACACTCTTAACGGCTCGTCAGAATGACCACGTAACATATTTAGCTGCCTTAGCCAATGACGGAGCCACACTCTTAACAGCTCATCAGAATGATCACGTAACATATTTAGCTGCCTTAGCCAATGATGGAGCTACTCTACTTTCTGCTAGAGGTAATGATTATACTACATATTTAGCTGCTTTAGCTAATGATTTTAATACTTATACCAGTTTAAACGCTAATTTGAACTCCGTTCAAAGTAATGTCAGTGCTAAGGTATCTAAAGCAGGAGATACTATGACAGGTGAGTTAACTCTGTCAGGACCTCCTACAAGCGCTAGTAATGCTGCTACTAAAGCCTACGTAGATAGCGCTTTAGGATTAAATCTTCAGCCTAGGTATAATACTAATGTGAGTTCAGGAACTAGTAATTGTTTCTTTGTTAGAGTAAGTGCTAATAGTCCTGCTAGCCTAAACTATGTATATAGTTCTCTTAATGGTGTAGATCAAGTTAATGGGGTAGATTTTATTTATAATAGCGGAAATGATACTATACAGTATACCGATAGCTCAGTACCTTCTGGATTGAGAGTATTCATAAGAGCTTTTACAAATTAATAAAATTAACTTTGTCAAAAAACATTCAGTTATATAGAATATAAGGAGTTAATATGCCACTAAAAAAAGGTAAGTCACAAAAAACAATTTCTTCAAACATAAGTAAAATGGTAAAAGAAGGCTATCCGCAAAAACAAGCAGTAGCCATTGCTTTATCTAGTGCAGGTAAGTCTAATAAACCTAAGAAGGCTAAAAAATGAAAAATAAAGAATATGATTATGAAGGAGAAATGGCTAAAAATACACTAAGAAAACTTATTGTATTTTCTCAAGAACTTCTTCCTATGATAAAAGACGAACAACAATTACCTGCTTGGCTTCAAGATAAATTCTCTAAGCTAGACTATTATGTCAGTGCTGTTTATAGTTATATGAAATTTTCTAATCAAGAGATGGAATTAGCTAATTCAGAAAGTGAAGAAGAGGACTCAGAAGAGTCAGACGAAATATCAGAGCAAGAAGAAATGCAGCTTGAAATAAAGCTAGATGATATTGTAAAAAAATGAGTATAGCTCCTAGTTTTCTTCAAGAGAGCTCAACTATAAGGAAATCTAAAATGGCAAAAGCTATGAAAAAAGATACAATGAAAAAAGATGCGGGTCTAACCGCTAAACAAAAGAAACTTCCTCCTGCTCTTCAGAAAGCAATTATGAAGAAACAGGGCGCAAAGAAATAAGGAGATTAACATGGGTATGAATAACGAGACAGGCGGTAAGCCAGTACCAATGAAGTTTAAACTTGATCCAATCGGCGGAACAGAGGCTAATACCTCTAAGCCAGGTAGCGGAATGACTCAGGGTACTCATAAGTATGATCTAAAGAATCCAGATACCTACTATCGTGTATCAGGTGGGCCAACTCTAGGAGATCCAATGGGAGGACCTGATAGACCAGCTTCTACTCATTTAGGATCACCTCTAAAGAGAATTACAGTTTCTAATATGGCTCCAAACAATAGTGGAAGAAACTAATATGGCCGGTCCTCTAGGTTCAAATAGGATTATGGTTAATCGTAGTACCTATGGGAATGTTACTGGCCGTGATGTAGATGAAGTAAATGATATACTTAAACCTACATATAACGGTATTAACGCAGGTATCAAACCAGATACCTCTAGAAGAAAATTAGATTATGGACAGGAAAAACCTGTTAACAGCCCAAAATAATGGCAACTAAAAAATCTACTAGAAAAGCAGCGGTAATTGCCTTAGAAGGTCATCCATATCCTCATGGAGGACTTGATTATGGTAAAAATCATCCTAGTGTGCCCAAAGAATATGGTCAACAGTTTAGGGTAGATAATACCTACTATCGCCTTAGTGGTAAACCTACTATAGGTTTACCTCTAGGGAGTACGGAGAATACGGGTCCTGTAAAAGTACCCAAGGCCTCCAAGGCCAGTAAAGCTACTAAGTCTACGAAAACTAAAAAAAGATCTAAATAAAAAAACCCCGGAAGTTATTCCGGGGTTTTCATCATTGGGAAGATTTGATTAATTACTTTAGCACATTCTTTAGCAATTAACATATGTTCTTTTTGAGTTCCATTATCACTACGTAATTCTATATAATGTATCCAACTACGTAGACTTCCATTCATATATAGCCTAGTTTTGGTTAAACCTTCTGGAAGTATTACTCTAGCTTGCTCCTTAGCAATTCCATTGCTTACAGCCCACTTATAATATTCTCCAGCTAAGTATGCAATAGCTCGTTGATATTCTTGCCAAGTTTTATCTATGTCTACTTGGCTAGGGTCTGCAGGATCTAGGTCTATAGATTTTTGCCTATTCTTAGTATCTTGAAATCTAGTTTCCCTAAATTCAAACATATTTCCTAGTTCTTTAGGTTCTGCATATCTTTGTGAGAAC